GAAGGAGAAGGATCCAAGGCCCTCCCCGCCGTGACTCCGGCAATAGATACGGCGTGGCAGATCGTCCCGTAATCGTGCTGATAGTTCTCCGTCAATTCGGTAAGAAAGGCGGGGAGAGTTTCAATGGTTGATTCCTTTGCCTTCTTATTCCACTCTTCCTTGATCGCTTTGAACTCTTCTGTTCCTGATTTCTCCTCCACGTTCGCCCAAACATCCGGATTAGTGGCTATGTCTTGCCAGCCTGTTTCCTCGTCCTCGTTGGATACGTTTGAGCCGATAACCTTCTCTTGAAAAGTTATCAGTTGGTCCATACGTCCTATTTGCTCCTTATGCTGTAACACAGATCAAAGATTTAATGGCCGTTATTTCCTGCCCACTCAATCCAATCAAAGCTTTTTCAAGTGGATATTTAGTTCCTTGTTTGTTGTAAGGCCAAATATTAACATCGCTTTTTATGTCAATGGATAAAGGCTCTTCTGACTTAAACCGGCTTTCTAAAAATCCTCTTCTCGCCAGTGTAAACATGGACTGCTTATCAAGTCCTCTTGTTTGCTGGTCAATCCAAATAGCTCCACTTTCTAAAGCATCCTTTCGGATGGCCCTACCTGTTCCAAAACAAGCAACCTTCCCTGAAATCCTTCTACATGCACCATCCTCTGAGTTCAGTATGATAAAATCTAATAGTCCGTGTACTGGTCCGTTCCATGGATACAAAGTCAAAAACTCATTCTTTAAAAGATCATCACTTCCTATCTCAACCATGTAATCAAAATCTTTCTTTAATGCCTGGGTAACACCGTAGTTTTTCTTTTCTCCGAGTGGATAGTTCTTGTAAAAGCAATAATCAATATCATACTTGTTACAAAGCGGAATCATTTCCTCCTCTGAAATAACAGCAAACGCCTCAATCTCATGAATGCCTAAACTACGTAGACGGTTTATACCCATGAAACATATTTCAGTTATCTCAGGACGCTTCCAAACCGCTAAGTATATAAGTATTTTCATCCCATCATTTTATAACGATACCAAGACTGCTGATAATTAAAGTACTTCGTGTTAAGACTTCCGGATTGTTCGCTCTGTCTATTTTCAAAGTCATCGGATGCCTTCTCCATGATACCAGTTTTAATCCGATCAGGTATAGCACCCAACGCATATCCAGCGGTGTACTCAATGTAAATTGGCTCCCATCTGTCATAAACGTTTGGCATTGTCCCATCGAATATAATTTCAACATAGTCATCAGGTCCGTTGTCCTTCACAAAATACTCTGCCGCGTTAAGCGTCTGAAGAACATTGTCTGAATCATAGTACTTTACTACAATCGAAGAGACTAAAATAGGGTGAACATCAAGCTTTAAACAGTAGCTGAAACACTCAACAAACGTCCTCCATGTTCCTTGTAAAAGAATTCGCCTTGTAAATCCATCAGCTTCTTGAGTTGCCGCCAAGAGAACTGCGTTCATGGTCGTATCCTCTGACGTATCAGAAGCCTCCCACTTGATGAACTGTTTGAAATCAGCCAGCGTCACAGCGAGTGCAGATATAGGCGTAATTAGTCTACTGGTCATCTCTATTCTTTGCGTGCATTAATGCCTCATGAGCTTCCGAATCTACTGCTCTTTGCTTTATTGCAGTACCTTTGGAAATTAACTCATGTGCGATTTCATCAGGGATGTTAAGCACCTCTCCGGCCTTTAGACCGTAGAGTAAGTTATCTTCCAAAAGCCTTACAATCATTTCGCCCAGCCGTTATGCTTGTTCATTTCGGCAAGTGCCTTCGTAACCTTAAACCGCTCACCTTCTCTTCTCGTAGGGTGAGTAAGTGTAGCCACTTGTTCTACATCTTTCTTCAGGCTAATTGCACCAGGTTTTGGCACATAGCGTTTGTTTGTTGCTGTTGCTTCCATATATTAAGTTGTTGTGATTGCTGCAATGATGTCCGCGAAAGTGTCGTAGATGAAAGCGCCGGTATGGTTTCCGCTGAATGTTTGGTGGAATCTCATTTCTGCGATTACCGTTACCATGTTTTCAGAGAAGTCATTACCATCCAAACCGAAACGAACGGTAAGGTTTTCGTACATGTAAATTTTGTACTTCGTCATGTCACCGATAAGCAGGTTACCTACCGCAATGTTGTTGTCAACAATCACAGGAACGCCAGCAACCAACATTCCGTTTTGAGAAACGAAAGGAGGTAACAGATAATGACCATCGTCAGAGCTTTTTGACAAATCCATGTTAGCCGCATCAATCGGATTGATAAAGGCCGTAATGTTGTCAGTGAAATTCAAAGACTGAAGCTGTGCGATAGCCGCCCGGATAGCGTCTGCATAAGATGGCAATGTACCAGCTTCAATAGAAGTCAGTGTGAATCCTGATGCAAGGGTTGTAATGCCGGCAGGGTCTGTTGATGACAATGTTGCAGTCAAAACCGCATCGTTTGCATGCTTTTCAATTTCGTAAGTCATCTCATTTCTGATAAGTGACTCCATGCTCGGAACATCGTTCAACATTTCGGTAGAAACACGGATACGTTCAGCCACCTTTTTAGGCACTGATGTTTCGGTTTCCAATTCGAAAGAAACCTGAGGCTTCAAAACACCTTCACCGATGAAGTTTGCAGCGCCTTCCTTGTTCACCTTATTAACCCACACAAGCGGATTCAATCCGGTACGAAGCTTTGTTAAGCGGTTCCAGAAGGTAGGCTGAGTTCTTACCAGGTCAATAACGCCAGGCAAAACACCTGCATTAGGCAGGAAAGCTGATCCGCCAGCGTTAAGTTTTGCGAGTGTCAAGTCAGCAACGGCACGAATTTCAAGGGCAGGAATTGCTCTATGTTCTGTTTTGGTCCTCACCAAGTCAATGGTTTCCTGATTGGCATCTTTCCATGCCTGAATCTGTGACCTAAGGTCCATAGCTTGTTCAGCCGGTTTTGATTCCTGACCAGCGGCTTTCTGACCGACAGGTTTTGCGCTTCTACGGTCAACTTCTTCCTGAGCCTGTAGGTCTCTGATCTCATCCTCCATAGAATCTGCCTCAGCTTTCAATGCTGTCCACTTGGTTTTTTCTTCAGTGGTGCGGGAACGGTTTTCGGTTTCACATGTCGCCATGATAGCGTTCATTTCTCCTGCTATTCTGGCTCTCTCTTCTAAGAGAAATTTTAGTCTTTTCATTGTTAATTTATTAAGATGATTACTTTATTTTCAAATCTCGCTTCATGGTTTCATTGTCCATTTCCGCTAAGTCCTTTTTATGATCTTTGGTTATTGTGCTGAGTGATCGGGCCGCTACCGTTGTGTTGTTGTAGGCCGGGTAAGTGACCATAGAAACGTCAATAAGCCGCTTTAACTTTGTTACCGTCCGGTGATCCTTGCCGTTTCGTACTTCCCACTTGTCGTCTTTGGTGGTAAAGGCAAAGGATGACTGTGAAATGTCCCCGCGTTTTACTTTCTCCATCGTGCGTACGTGATCCGGATCGTTTGGATTGTACTTTATTTTGTACCTCAACCCTTTCTCATCACTTGTTAATTGCATGGTTCCGGACTTGTTACGCCCTAAAACCATATCTGCACTGTGATTGAGTAACCCGCGAACATCGTCATTCAAAACCCCGTCAGCCGCGCCCTTGGCAATCTCTTCCGTGAATCCACCTAAATCAGCAAGTGCCCCGTAGACAAATGCGTGACCCTCAAAATATTTCTCTTCGCCTTCTTCACGGAACTCTACCGTTTCAGATAGCGTCCTGCGTTCCGCGCCGTCTATGCTTTCGATATAATCTTTAGTTTGCATGGCCATTTAATTTTCCGTTCCTCTTCAATTTTTGTATCCCCGCAAGAAACTCAATTTGCTCTTCTGCACTTCGCGAGTTGTTTGAACCGTCATCCGCTACGTTTGTGTCCACGGGCTCGGTCAGTTTATCCACGAAATCGTCAATTTTATCCAGTGGAATCATGTTCATCGGCACAAAACGGCGATCTCCACCATCGAAATGGTTCCAATCTTCTAGATCTGCAACCATATTACCAGTGATAAGTCCGCGCTCCCAAAGTGTCCTGTAGCCTTCTGTTCTGGTTTTAAAGTCACCTCTCAGGAATGCGTTTACATTGAACTTGACATAAAAAGGCGTTGCCGATGTTTTGTTTGCCTCTGAAAATAGTTTAGCGTTGCACTCCTGCTCAATGTTTGTAACCATTGGTAACATGGTATGCTTCACAAATACTAAATCCTGTTGTTCTGCGTTGGCAAAAGTTGCCCGTAGGTAGTTTTGTACAAGTGTCGGCGGTACGCGCATGATCGCGCAAATATCTTCGTTTGTAGCCTCGACCGCTTCCAAGTATTGCGCATCGCCCGGGGTGATTTGAAGGCTTTTGTACTCCATTCCAAGAGGCAAAAGTGGCGTTCTGCCTTTGGCAATATTATCATTCCAACCCTTAGAAAGTCCTTCCTCCTGCTTTTTGATAACGTCATACGGTGCCTGAGTTGAGAAATATCCGGGAGGTTTAACCCCTATCGCATTGCTACCGTAGTTCTTTAATTTCTTTGCGTATCCAACTGTTTCTGAGTTGTATCGGATCTTACTGCATCCCCTGTACCCATCCAAAGACAAGTCCTTAAAGTGCAACATTTCATAATCAGCGTAATCCTTACCTTCATAGCTGTAGTAACATTCGCCAGACGCACTTTCTTTAACCTCTACCGCGCAATGGTCTTCAATCAGCTTTATTTTTGTTGGCTGAAAGCGTCCTGAATAGGTGACTTGAGCGAAACATTCCCCATCTAAATCGATGTGTGCCGACACTGATTTCCAGAAATCTGCCGCTGTTTGGAAAGGGTTTGGCCGGTCGTGTACTAAATAGTAAACCGGATTATTGTACGCTGGGTGACTGCCGTTTGCGTCTGCCTGGAGAACTGAAGCCCGTAGTGATGAAAGAGATTCACCTCGAACCAAAACACAGGCAAATAGCGTGGCAATCCGCATTGCCTGCTTTTGGTTCACTTCATAATGTGGATGGATGGATGCTGTGGCAATGTTATTAAGTTGGTTATTAATGTGTTCATACCAACCAGAAGAACTGCCCGTAATGGGGTATGCTCGCTCTTCCTTCTCAAAGAGATTTCGTACATTGTGTATAAATTGCTTTAACCCCATACGTGTGCGTTGCACAAATGACAGGATAATGCTTTTTTTTCCTTGAAACTTTGTTTAATTTGTACATTTAAATAGCCGAAAAAATTGGAAAAAAGACTTTTTGACTTTTTTACGGAGCGAATGAACAAAAATTTACCTGGCTCCAGATCAATGCAGGAAGCTTTTGAAAAGACAAACGAGGAAATAGGATTCACTGCCTATAGCTCATTTCATAGCTATAACGTGGTTAAAAGGAGAAAGAAATCAAACAGAAGGAAGTAAGACTCATTCTACCTTACGTAAAATCCTAAACCCT